TCATGCTGCCTTCCCCTTCACATGATCCCAGCCATCCACGTCCCAGCCCGCCTCACGCGCCTTCGCACGCCAATCCTTCACCAACTGGCCGAGCGCAGCGCTCGTCAGAGATGGGGGCAGGGAAGAGTTCGGATCGTCAGGGATGAAGAACGCGCCAAAGCGCCGTGAGTTGCCATCCGTCCAGGGGATCGGTCGTGCCGTCTTCTCCACCTCGGAACTGATGAACAGGCTGAACTTCGTTTGGCTCATCGCGTGTTCACGGTTGCGCTGGCACCACTCGAGGAACAGCGAATAGAGGTCGCTCGACAGGCAGCCACCCCACAAACCGCGCCCCAGCTCCTGCGTACGCCACTGATGCAGAAAGGTCTGCCAGCCGGCCCGGCTCAACGCCACCAGGCGCTGCCGCGCATCGGTATGCGGCGGGCGCGTCCGCTCGTTGAAGTCGCCCAAGTCGACCGCCAGCAGCCACGCATACAGCGCCGACACACCACCATTGGCCAGCTCGCGCCCGATCGCCTGCTGCCGCTCCGGCGGCAACGTCTCCTGCGGCCACATCACCAACAGCCGGCGGTCACTGTCACTGATCGGCCACGGCAGAATCTCGTTCGAGAGGAACACCGCATTCATATGGTTGGCTTCCTCCCAACCATTGATGAACTTCGACTCCATCCGCACCGTCTTGCCCGTGATCAGATGCTTGATCTTGCCCACCTGGTTGTAACGCTGGTCGCGGCTGACCACCTCCTCGAACACTGCCCACAGCTTCCGGCTCTGCCACGCGTTGAAGTTCGACTCCAGCTGCGTCTGCCCCACCGTCGCCGCGTACTGCCCATACAGCGCACCCATCGTGTCCGCGAAGAACAGGCTCTTGCCCGAACCTTCCATCACCGAATGCATCAGCACAGCGGTGTCCAGCTTCGCGCCCGGGTGCTGCAGCGGAAAGGCCAGCCACTTCGTCAGCCAGTCCAGCGCCTTGCCATCGTGGTTGCACAGAAACGAGATCAGCCAGCGCAGGTTCTCGCACGCCGCGTCATCGCGCACCGGCTCCAGCGGCAGGCCCTCGAACGTGTTGATGTACGTCGCCGGGTCCTTCGTCATCGTCGGGTCGAACACGATGTGGTCCACGTCCACCGTGCGGCGCTCGGCACTGTTGAGCCACAGCGCATAGGCATCGCCCAGCGCCATCTTCACCGCGCCTTCCGGGATGCGCCGCTTCTTCTCGCGGTCCCACACATCCTTTGTCCCGTCGATGTACACATAGCGCTCGGTCGGCGGCATGCCCAGCGCACCGGCCTTCTTGCCCGCCATGCGCCGCGCCTGCTCGATCTCGCGCACCGCATCGGCGCCGATCAGCTTCTTGTTCGTGTCATCCAGCCAGGTCTTCGCCAGCGGCTTGCCCACCAGCGCCTCGAAGGCGGTCTTCTTCATCGCCGCTTTCTTATCCTGGTCCCATACCTGCGTCGTGCCTTCAACCAGCGCAAACCGCCGCAGCACCTGCTCGGGCGTGAAGCCCGCCCCCTGCCCCCCGGTGTCGGAGGAGCCGGCCGGCGCAGCGGCTTCGTCAACGGATGGGGCCGGGGAAGGCTTGCCAGCAGCAACAGCCGCATCGAGCTGCTGCGCGACCACCTCCAGCCCCCACGCCACATGCACATCGTTCCAGTCCTGCCCCGCCTCGCCTTCGGCCGGCAGCGTTGGGAAGGCAGCAATGCCGCCCACCTCACCCGCCGCCGCCGCTTCCGCCTTCTTGCGGCCCGGGTTGCCAGGCTTCGTCGGGTCATCGTCACCGGCGACCACTATCAGCGCTTCCGGGCACTGCGCCGCCAGGTCACGCGCTACCGCCGGCATGTTGCCGGAGTCCAGCGCCATCGCCACGGGCCAGCCCTTCGCCATGTGCACACTGGCAGCCGTCGCATAGCCTTCGGCCTCGCCAATCACCGGCGCGCCGGCCAGGTCACCCAGCACATGCCGGCAACCCGCCTTGCGCCCGTACTTCGGAAACAGCTTCGTGCCCTGCTCGTTGATCGCCTGCAGGCTCCACAGCTTGCCCGCCGCATCGCGCAGCGGAATGGCAATGCTGCCCTTCTTGAACATCAGAAAGCTGATCGAATCTGGCCGCGGCTTCGGCAGGTTCGCGAAGAACTCGCGCGTCTCACTCCCCACCCACACATCGCAGCGCTGCCGCTCGTCATCGATGGAAAGCACAACCGTGTAATGGAAGAAGCCAACGCCAAAAGCGCCCACCTGCTTGCGTTCCAGGTAGGGGCTTTCGCCTTGCGGCTTGCAATGCTTCGTCCAGATCAGCTCGCAGGCGCGGGCCACCGCCTCACGCATAACCGAGGCCCTGGCTTCGTCCGCTTCGATCTCAGCCTGCCGCACCGCCCGCCGGGCTTCCGCCTCGGCATTCAGCCGGCGTTTCTCCTCGGCAGTCATCGGCTCCCGGCGCGGCCGCCAGCCGTTATCCTTCGCCAGTTTGATCACCGTGCCCATGCCCGTGCCGGCTTTGCGGAAGCTCCGCCAAACCGTCTTCGCATCGCCTGCGTTATACCCTGCTCCCGTCGCACTCCAAGTATCCCAGGCGTCAAAGCCGGCACTGGCGAACTCAGCCTTGATGCCCATGCCCACCTGCAACCAGGTGTCGCGGTCATCGGCGGGGATGTACTGCAGCAGCTCGATCAGGTCGGCCAACGTCAGCGGTACGCGCTCAACCACGCCGCACCCCCGCATTCCGCTTGTCCTCGATGCCCTGGCACTCGGTGCACATCCGGCACCCCTTCACCGCCTCGCGCCGGGCCTGCGGAATCTCGCCTCCGCACCCTTCGCACTCGCTCAGGCTCTCACCCTGGTATTGCACACGGCTGGCGATAATGCGCTGTAGCTCCTCGTCCTGCTCCCGCTGGGCGCGTTCAATCAGATGCTCATCCATGGCACACCGCCTCCGCTTCCATCGCCTGCTCAGCGCCCGCCACAATCCCCAGGATCTCGCCGATCATCTTGTTCGCGTGGTAGCGCAGCGCTTCCACCTCGTGCCGCTCCCAGCAGTTGTCCTCGGCTCCGTCGTGCAGGCTGCCGACGAACTCGCCTTCGGCCTGCAGCAGTGCGCCCAACGCCTTCAGCGCATCGCGCGTGGCCGGTACCGGCTGTGGCACGAACGCCACCGCACCGGCCGGACGCACCAAAGCCGCCAGCAGGCGCGGGTCGCGCGTGGTCGCCACAATCTCTTCAAGGAACTCAGGGTGCAGCGGGCGGTTGCCCGTAGGGTTGACGCGTTTGCTCAGCTCGTCGGGGTCGATGCCGATGGTCAGTGCCACCGCGTTCTGCCCACCCACCGCATCGCGCGTGGCGCGGTACAGCGCCTGGCGGGTGGTCAACACCGGGCCGGCGCCCGGCAGAAGGTCTTTACGGCTCATAGCGTTAATGCCCCTGTAACGCTGTAGCCAACCGCCGGGCCGTTGCCCTACAGTTCACCTACAGCACGCGACCCTCATGACTGCTGTGTCCACGGGTCGCGGGTTGAGGTAGCCGGCTGGTAACCGGTTACCGGACCGTCGAGGCTGGGGTTCTTGCTGTGGTAAGTGGGTCCCCAGTTCTCGACCTCTATACAAGCCTGCCGCCGTAGCGACAGGCTTTTGTGTTTCTGGGCTGCTTGCCCGACGCCGGCCCGATGGCGTTGGTAAGACTCTCGGGCCGGCTCCCGCCTGATACGTGTGCTGCTGTGCTGTGTCCTGAAGGCGGGCTGTGATTCTGCTTAGCCGCGGCGGTCGCCGCTTCTGCGATCACCTTGCCGGCGATCCTCGGCCCGCCTCTCACCGCGGCGACGCAACGGGCGCCGAGCGGCGGCAGGCGTCTCGCCTGACGCGGGTGAATTTCGCAGGTAGGCCCAATCGATATCGGGCCGGGTTTCCTCACAGGTGACGGCGCCGCTGGTTTCACGGTCGAGCGCAATCGCCAACGCCGCATTGGCGCGCCGGTTGCCGTAGGCCACCTGCTTGAGCTGACCGGGCGTTGTGTCGCAACGGGTGGCCAAGGCCTGCAAGGCGTTCTTGTCCAGCGGCTTGATGAATTCGAGAAGATTCATGTGTTCCTCCATTGGAGAAGCACATTAGCAATCGCTAATGGAATACGCAATAGCAAACCGTAATTTACAGTTTGCTAACGGCGGCAGACCATAAGGAGATGGATATTTACCAGTCCCGCATAGCCGCACTAAAAGCCTTGATCGGCGACTCGACGCTAAAAGAGTTCGCAGACCGGCACGACCTCGACGCCTCATACCTGTCGCAGATCCTCAACGGCCACAGGAATATGGGCGAGCGCGCCGCTGCGAACTTGGAAAAGAAACTGGCCCTGTTGCCCGGCGCCCTAACCGCGCCAGGCTCTGGCGATACACCCGACCCAGCCAGCGCCGCGTTTTCTGTCGCAGCTCAATTGGAGATGGCCAGCAGCGCCGCGGTATCCGATGCACTGGGTCGGTACAACCAGCAAAGGATGCTGCCTGTGATCGGAGAAGTTCAGGCCGGGGAATTTTGCGAAGCCGTTGATAATTTCCAGCCCGGCCACGCTGATGAATGGGTTGAAGCCGGGGGCCCAGCTGGGCCGCGCGCCTTTGTACTCGTCGTCAATGGCTTCAGCATGTTCCCGCTGTTGGCACCAGGTGAGAAGGTCGTGTTCGATCCCGATATGCAGTGGGCACCCGGCAACATCGTGCTCGCCAAACGCATCAGCGACCAATCCGTCACGATCAAGAGGCTGTGCCGGGATGGCAACGAGTACTTCCTGCAGGCCACCAATCCGGACTGGCCCGACAAGTACATCAAGCTCAACGAAGAGTGGATGGTATGCGCCCGCGCGCGGCGCAAGATCGTAGAGCTCTAACCATCGGCGAGGGACCGCATGCGCATCTACCGCAACACCAAACAGCCAGACCGCACCGGCCTGACCTGGGAACAGACCTGGCAAGGCGAAGATCGCGGCCTGATCCGCTCCTGGGAAATCGGCCGCCGCGACGCACTTCGTAACCCCGAACTGGCAGCACGCTGCAAGGCTGGCGAGCTCCCGCCGTTGGGCTGGAAAGGCGGCGGGCTGAAAACTCTCAAGAAGCTTACCCGCTGGGGCTCGCTGCACTACCTCGCCGAATGGCAGGCGCTGCGCGGCGAACCACTGCACATTGACCTGAACGAAGAGCCAACCATCATCTGCAGCCGCACGGGCATGATCGTCACCTTCACCGGTGACCGTTCCAAGCTTGCCGGCCAAGGGAATGACACCGACGACGAAGGAGCAACAGATGGATCTGCACCAGGAATTTCAGAACAGTCGCTTTTTCCATCAAGCGCGGATTGAGCGCCGCGCCGCCGACGAGCTGATCGGCATGGCCGCCGGCCTGATCGCGGACGGCACGGTCAACCAGAAAGAAGCCGAGTTCCTCAAGGGCTGGATCGAGGCCAACTTCGCGCACTTCGACGATCCAGTCGTCAACATTGTCTACCGCCGCCTGGCCGACATGCTCAGCGACGGCATCCTGCAGCCGGAAGAAAGCACCGAACTGGTCGAAATGCTGCACAAGTTCACCGGCCCAACTCTCGCCACCGAGAAGCCCTTCACCGCACCAACTACCCTGCCCTTCTGCGACCCAGCACCAGAGCTGGTCATACCTGGGCGTTGCTACCTCTTCACCGGCACCATGGCCTACGGCCCACGCAAAGACTGCGAAGCACTTGTCACCGAGCGAGGCGGCATCATTGGCGGCACCGTCAGCAAGAAAGTGCATTACGTGGTTGTCGGCAGCATCGGCAACGATCAATGGCTTCACAGCACCTATGGCACGAAGATCAAGAAAGCCGTCGAGCTCCGAGAAGGCGGCGCACCGCTTTCGATCATCAGTGAGCAACACTGGCAAACGTACATCTTCGGATAGCAAAATTAGCATTCGCTATTGCGAAATGAATTAGCAGGCGCTAATGTTGTCGCGTACCCACTTACCACGGGATCGCGACAATGGACACAGCACAGCACAGCAGCACCCGCTGCCCGGTCTTTCTGCACCCGGCAGCGGCAACCAACCCCTTCACCGTACGCCGCATTGAACGTGAAACCGGCCTGACCGCTCACGTCACCCTGCGCGCCGCACAACTCAAGCGCCACACCCTGCCCGCCTTCGAGGACTTCGGTCCGTTCGGTGGCGCAGCATGAACAGCCGAATTGAGGTTCTGGCCCTCCAGATCATGGCGCTCTGCATGCGCATCAGCGCCGCCGGCAACTACACGGCGCACTGCGAATACGATGCCGACAACCATTGCATTGCCTGCCGCGTTCGCAAGCCAATGGCTAAGGCAGCGCGCATTACTGCAACACCGGAAGAACAAAGCGCACGGCACCTGTTCTCGGAATACATCTACATCGACGCGTTCACGGAATCGCTAGATCTGGATGAAGCACAGGCGCAACCGGTATGCACCGAACTGGAAGCATTGATTGAAAAGCTGATTGCTTACGCCCGCGTTGAGAGCGAGGTGCCAGCATGAGCATCTACTCCCTCACCAGAGGCAGCGAATCCTCGCTGCAGCTGCTTGCCAGCACGGGAGGCAGCGGCACGCTGCTCCTGATTCAACCCGAGCGCGAGCTGCGCCCATCAATCAGCATCGAGCGCCTGCCGGCAGTGGACTCAGCGTCGGGCTTCAAGCTTGAAGCCGTGCTGCACCTTCGCGAACAACGCCACAGCATGACGCTCCAGGCCGGCGACGGCGCCAACGCCCAGCACCTGGCTGATTGGGTCGAAGCAATTGCCAACGGCACATTGGACACGGCAGAGGCCATCCCACATAGCGCCGACCCGCTTGGGCTCGCCGCTGTTACCGCCGCATTCAATGCTGCCGCACGGGAAATGCTGCACCCGGCCGACATGGTCAACCACCCGCCGCACTACACCGGCCACCCGAGCGGCGTGGAGTGCATCGAGGTAGCCGAGCACCTGCCGTTCTGCCTGGGCAACGCCTTCAAGTACCTGTTCCGCCGCGATGCCAAGGGCAACCCGCTGGAGAACATCGAGAAGGCCATCTGGTACGTCAACCGCCACAACGAGACGTACCCGGCGAAGCCCGAGCTGCCCGAAGACGCCCGCGAAGCACTCGGCATGGTCGTCGTGCACGAGCCGCACCCCTTCAGCACCGCCATGCTGCTGATCGCCAGCCCGAGCCAATGCGGCGGCTATGACGCCTGCATCACCATGCTCGAGCAAGAAGCGGCACGCCTGCGCAGCGGCGCCGAACCGCTGCGCGCAGCCTGAGGCCCATCACCATGAACCGCACCCTCGACCAGGCCGCCGCCGTGCTCGGCATCGGCCCGCGCAAGCTGCGCACCCGCCTGCGGGAGCTGGGCCTGCTCAACCACGCCGGCGAGCTCATCAGCACCGAGCGCAGCCGCGGCCGACTGTTCGTCGACACCCGCAGCCGCTGGAACCCGGCCATCAGCACCTACAGCCATTACGGCGTGGTCATGGCCACCGAAAAGGGGATCGGCTGGCTGGCCGAGCAGCTGGGCATCACCGTCACCAAGAAGGACGCCGCCGCATGACAATCTCTGCCAACCAACACGCAATCGGCGCGCTCAAGCTCACCAGCCTGTATCTGGACCACCCCAGCGTGGTATCTACCGACACCCTGCGCGGCGCTTGCACCGAGGCCATCATCCACCTGCGCGCCAACCAACCGCACGCGGATGACCTTGGCCGGCTCTGGTGCGCCCTGTTCGCCGTGCTGCCGCGCAGCTTTCTGCCCTACGTCACGCTGACCACCGACCCGGCGACGCCATACGCCTGCGTCATCACCGATGCCGCAGGCAACATCGTCGACCGCCAGCTTGGCAAGACCATCGAGGGCATCACCGAACTCATCCGCCTGCGCCACACCGCGCCCAGCCCGGCACGCACTACAGAGGGGCGCGGGGAGATCGGAGGGGCAACACCGTGAGCAGCACCTACCAGCAACTGCTGCGCCGCTACGACCGGCCCTGCCTGCCGCTGGACGAAGTGCGCGCCGAGTACCTGCCGCACATCGGCGACGTCGAGTCGCTGATCAAGCTGATCCACCAGGGCCGCGTCCGCCTGCGCTACACCCGCACGGACGTCACCCGCAAGGCGCCACCCGTTGTTTACCTGCGCGATCTGGCCGCCTGGCTGGACGCCCACGACCCGAGCAACACCCAACCCGCCACTGACCAGGTGGCGTAACCAACCGCAACAAGGACACAGCAAATGAAAGCAACCGACACCAGCGAGTTCATCAACAGCCTCAACGCCGGCGTCTTCGCCGACCAGGTAGGCCGCGCCCTGTCCGACGTCGCCGCAGGCGTCATCGAGCACAGCAAGCAAGGCCAGATCACCCTGACGTTCAAGCTCAAGCAGATCGGCCAGAGCAACCAGGTGGCCGTGTCGCACACGCTCGACTACGTGCAGCCCACCAAGCGCGGCAAGAAGCGCGAAGACACCACGCTCGACACGCCGCTGTACGTCACCGCCAACGGCCTCGAACTGTTCCAGACCGACCCGACCGCGCAGCTGTTCAGCCGCGAAGACGCACCGGTTAAAGCGCGCGAAATCTGACCCAGCAAAACCCACTTACCACACAAGGAAGCAACACCATGCCACTGAGCAAAGAAGCCATTCAGCACATCGAGTCCCAGGCCATCATCGCCGCCGCCAAGCCTATCGTCATCGACGGCGGCACGTCCGTGGCCGTGCTGCCGGAAACTGTCAGCCTGCGCAGCCTCGAGCAGTACCAGCCCCTGCGCGATCGCTTCCGCGGAACACTGCGCACTCATTCGCTACGCGACTTCACCAAGTACGTCGCCGCCCATGACAACGCCAACCAACCCCGCCCGGGTGGCTTCATCGATCAGGACGCCATGTCCGCCACCGTCATCTTCAACCTGGGTGAACCCGACCACGCCGGCCACGGCGATGACACCGCCACCCTCACCCTCAAGCCCACCGCCGCCTATGCCGCACTGCAGAGCGTCGTCGGCAAACCGCACAGCCAGCAGGCACTGGCCGAATGGCTGGAGGACTGGCTGCCCAACCTGAAAGCGCTGGACGGCAGCACTGACCTGAACATGGTGAAGGCCATCAACGCCGTGCGCCGCATGACCATCAAGGCCACCAGCCAGCGCGACAGCAACGTCGGCGACTTCTCCTCCAGCCGTTCGGCCATGGACGAGATCGAGGCCAAGAGCCAGGAAACCCTGCCGTCGGCGTTCATCTTCACCACCGTGCCGTTCGAAGGCCTGCAGGTCACCACGATCACCCTGCGCCTGTCCGTCATCACCGGCCGCGACGAGCCGCAGCTCAAGCTCCGCTGGGTCGGTGAAGAAGCCCAGCGCGAAGAGTTCGCCCACGAGTTCAAGGCGGTGCTCGAGCAGGAAGTGGGCGGCATCGTGCCGCTGAGCATCGGCACCTTCAGCCTCGGCAAGTAAGCGCAGCACCTACCCGCCGGCCTTACCAGCCGGCGGTTCTACATCAGAGGGACACAGCAATGAACTTCACAACCATTCAGATCCTGGCCTTCGTCGGCGCCGTCGCCGCGATGGCCATCGTCTTCGGGATCGGCTACCTCGAAGGCCGCCGCGCCCACCGGCAGGAAATCAGCCGTATCTGCCAGGCCCGCGCTGACGCGTACGAAACGTGGCGCCACAAGCTGGAGCGCGCCCAACACGAACACACCATCAGCCGCCTCAACGCCGCCCAGGCACTGGAGCACCTGACCGAGGAGCTGGATGCCCTGCGCACCGAACTTGCCGACGCCCAGCGCCGCGCACTTACCGCAGAGGACGCCGACACCCTCGCCGAGATCGCCGCCAAGCTCAACCTGGCCGCCACGGTGTTCACCAAGATGGGCTCCGAACAAGGCGCCCACGCCAGCAAGCTAGCCTTCGCCGCTATTGCCATCGCGGACCGCTACTGGAATACCACCCCGCTTTCGACCTGGGAGCGCGTAGACGCCACCCTCGGCCCGCAGCCTGCTGCGATGTGCATGTGAGGGAATGGCATGAGCCAGCTCAATCTATTCGAGCCACCCCGCCCGGCTATATGTGCCAGCCGGTCACCCTACTTGCCTTTGCATCCCGCCGCAGCTCGCAAAATCATCCTTGATCGGCTGCGCCGCGCTGGCGGCGAGTGGGTGCGCCGCATGGCTCTTCGACGCGCCACCGGCATGCGCCCAAGCGAAGTAGCGAGCGTTATGGACGACCTGGCACGCACCGGCCTGATCGAGTTCACTGAAAAGATGGACATCATCCACCCGTCGCACGGCCGCATGGGCCAGACACGCGGCTATCGCATGCCGAGCACTGGCGTTTCGGAGCTCACGGCATGACCTACTCCATCTTCTTCACCACTGAAATGCCCAACGACATCGCCCAGGTCAGCGGTCGCGTGCCACGCAAGCCGCAGCGCTGGACGATGGAATGGCTGGTCAAGACACCGGACGGCAAGACCCACGTGGACAACTCCCGCACCATCCAGCGCGCCACCTATGAGGAGGTGAACGCGATCATGGGCGCCATCATCGACGATATCAAAGCCGAGATCGGCGAGCTCGCCACGTTCATCAGCTACCGCCTGACCTGCCACGGTGGCACCAAGAAGCATCGCAAGGGAGGGAAACGTCGTGGTCGCGCTTGAGGGTTACCTGCGCGAGGAGCAGGTGCTGGAGGTCACCACCCTGTCCCACGCCACGCTCTGGCGCGAGATAAAGGCCGGGCGCTTCCCGAAGCAGGTCCGGCTTTCGCCGGGCCGCGTAGGTTGGCGGGCATCCGATCTGCGCCTCTGGCTGGAGGACCCAGAAGCGTGGAGCAAACAGGCGGCGTGACGGCTACGGCTTCACGCCAGCCACATCTACAAGCCAGGTAGCCCAATCCTCGAGGCCCTGGCTTTTCTCTTTCAGGTAGTCGTACCGGTCATAGTGCTTCGACGAAACATCGCTGAACGCATGCCCCTGGATGCGATCGCGCATTTCCTTGCTGATCCCCGCCACACCCATCAGCGTTTTGCAGGTTCGCCGCAGGTCGCGCAGCGTGAATGGCGTCTTGAACGTGTCCGGGTGCCGCGCGCATAGCTTCGTCACTGCCCGCGACACGGACTGGACGTTGATAGAGTTGTTCTTGTACCGGCCCATGAACGGAAAGGCCTCTTCGCCGGAGATCGGTTTCAGACGCTCCAGGCAGCTGCGGCTCAGGCCGTTGAACGGCACCACATGAATCTCCCGCTCGCCTTCTACGCCCTTCTTGCTGCGGATCATGTAGTAGTCGTCGCGGTACATCGTGCGGTCTGACGCCACCACCTGCTCCGGCCGCTGCCCACCGCTGGCGATCAGGAACTTGATCAGCTCCGCCGTGACCAGGCTCAGCTCCTCGGGCAGCAGGTTCCACAGCGCCGCCAGCTCTTCCTTGCTCAGCACGCGCTGGCCGGGGCGCTCCCAATCGCCCTGCACGGGGATGCTCGCCACCGGGTTATAGGTCAACCCGAAGCGCACCTTCGACTTGAGGTAGTCCCGCGGGTTGTATTCCTGATTGAGCCCGTGCTGGAACGCCGCATGCAGCTGCGACCGCACCCGGTTGCAGTAGGTGGTCACCTTCGCCTTGATCATCGCGGAGATAATGTCGCGGATATCCCCGGGCTCGATGGCGCTGGCCAGCTTCTTCACCAGATGCGGGAACGGCTCAGAGACATAGTGCTTGAGCGACCACTCCACGTTGCCGGCCGACGCCGCGCCTTCGGCTTTCAGCTTGGCCACATACGAATCGAGCAGGTTCTGCAGCGTGCCCTCCGCTTCACTCTGCGGCGATGCACCCTTGCACTTGTCCCGCGCAACGGTGAGCGACATCGTTGGCCACACACCGAGCTTGCGTTGCTTCTTCTTGCCGGCCACGAACCACTGGTAGTAGAACTCCTTCGTGCCGTTGGCGCGAACCTTCAGCAGCAACACCCCTTCCCCGCGCGCACCGCGCCCATCGGACATGACGTAGTCGCGGTCTTCTGGCTTGAGCGAACGGATCTGCTTTTCGGTTAGCAT